GATTATGAAAGTGTTGCCTGATGGTTTTGTATGGGTTAATAATACTATGAGAGCGGTTAGTGATAACGGTCATGACGTATACATTGTTTATCTTGATTTGGAAGATGCAAAAGCACTTAATAAACAGCACAAGCAACTAAAAAAAAAGAAAAGTTAAGGAGTTGAGGATATGAAATGATGTGTCATTTGTGTCGGAAGAATTGTTTGGATGGTTGGATGGTTCAGAATAAGTTTTTTGAGTGTGATAGTTGTTATTTCGCTAAGGTGGTTGATGATGAGTGTTGAGCGGTTGGAGCGTGTGTTGTGGAGGTTGAGGAAGAAGCATCCTGATAGTGATTATCCTCTCTGGAGTGATTTGGAGGTTGCTATCATGTATGAATGTGGTACTGATAGGCAGACCTATTACCGTAATAAAAGGGCTTTAATTAAGCTTGGTTGGATTGTCACGCATAATAGGAAGAGGTTTCGACTTACTAATAATGATTTGACTGGTTAATTCACACAAGCGTTGATGGGCCTCGCCTTGACCTGGCGGTCTTCGGCTTTTTGTCGGATTGGGTGGGAAAGTGGGTTTGGGGTAAGTTTTGTTCGGATGAATTCCCTCCCGGCCTCCCTTCATCCTCATTATTGTTGGTTTCCATACGACCCTTCGGGCTCTGGCGCTTAGTTCGAAGTGCGCTTGTCGTTCAGCAATTCAAAAGCAAGCCTTAAAGGGTAGGGGGCTTCGCTCTTACCCCTACACTTCGCCTGTGTCGGCTCAGTCAGGCCTTTTTCGTTTGCTTCGTCTTGCTTCGTCGTATGGAGTGGCTCGGGCGGACTTTCGTCCTTTGTCGCTCTGGTTTAGTGGGCGCCTGGCTTCGCAGGCGGCGCCCTCCGCGCACTGCGGCGCGCGGAAATGTTGTTTGTATCGAGTCTTGTGTTGTTGTTGTTATGTTTTTAGGCTGGTGTTGAGGGATTTTTATTTTGAAAAATGAAAAAAATTAGGATTAAGTGGGATTCGTGGCAGCAGGCGGTTTTGGATGCTGTGGGTAATGTGTCGATTCGTTCGGGTCGTCAGGTTGGTAAGTCTGAGGTTATTGGTGAGAAGGCTGTTCAGTTTGCTTTGGCTAATAAGGGTACGACGACTTTGATTATTGCTGCTTCGCAGCGTCAGTCTAGTTTGTTGTTTGAGAAGATTCGTGGTAATCTTGATTTTATGAAGGATGTGTATAAGGAGCGGCCGACTCTTACGCGTATTCTTTTGAAGAATGGTAGCAGGATTTATTCGTTGCCTGCTGGTCGTACTGGTTATTTTATTCGTGGTTTTACGATTGATTTGTTGATTGCTGATGAGGCGGCTTATATTCCGGAGACTGTGTGGAATGCTGTGATTCCTATGATTGCTGTTAGTCGTAAGTTGCGGAAGTTGGGTTTGTTGGTTTTGTTGTCGACTCCTTTTGGTAAGGGTGGTTTTTTTTATGATAGTTTTACTGATAAGGATTTTAAGAGTTTTCATGTGAGTTCTGAGGATTGTATAAGGATTCCTGCGGAATTTTTGAGGAAGGAGAGGGCTCGTATGACTAAGGCGGAGTATCGTCAGGAGTATTTGGGTGAGTTTACGGAGGAGTATAATCAGTTTTTTCCTACTGATTTGATTAAGTCTTGTATGAGTTTTATTGAGTGGGATTGGAAGGTGGATCGTGTTCCTGGGAGTAATTTTTATTTGGGTTTGGATTTGGCTCGTTATGGTGGTGATGAGGTGGCTTATGTTGTGGTTGAGGAGTGGAATGCTCGTTTGAAGGCTGTTAAGTGTTTGACGAGGGAGCGTGTTAGTACTACTGCTACTGTGGGTGAGACTGGTGTTTTGGATGATTTGTGGGGTTTTAGGAGGTTGTTTACGGATAGTGGTGGTTTGGGTGGGCCTGTTCTTGATCAGTTGCAGGAGAAGCTTGGTAAACGCAAAGTTGTTGGCCTAGATAACTCTACTAAGGGTATTGTGGTTAAGGGTGAGGAGAAGCGTGTTAAGATTCTTAAGGAGGATTTGTATAGTCATTGTTTGATGTTGATGGAGACTGGTCGTTTGCAGTTAATTAGTGATTTGGATTTGTTGCGTAGTATGAAAAGTATTACTTTTGAATATTCTTCTGATAAGAAGATTAAGATTTTTGGTGCTTATAGTCATTTGACTGAGGCTTTGGTTCGTGCTTGTTGGTGTTTGAAGGAGCGGGGTTTGGATTTGTATGTTTATTAAACTTTTAGTTTACGAATCCTTGTTTCGTAAACGCGTAATTGATAAGTTTTATATAGTTGTTGTGGTGTAGGTGTGTTTATGGCTGATACGGGTATTTTTGCGACGACTGCGGAAGTGGCGAGAAAAGCTGGTGCTAATGCCTCGGCTACTTCTGTGGCTGAGGCTTATGTTAATGATTTTATGACTCAGGCTGAGAGTGTTATTAATGCGATGGTCAGGTATAATTTTAGCGATAATTATAGTAGTTTGAATGTTGATACTAGGGGTATTTTGAAGGAGGTTGCGAGTAACTTAGCGGCGATTTATGTTATTCAGTATGATATGAGTGGTTTTACGAGTAGGATTGAGGCTGAGGACATGATCAATATTTTGAGGGATGCTGCTTTGCGTGGTTTGAGTGTTTTGCGTGATAAGAAGGTCACGGATTTTATTTCAGGTGCATAATGGCGTTTGAACATGATTATGAGGCTTATCCGGAGTTGACGAATAGGCAGTTGGAAGAGTTGCAGTTCACGAGTCCTCATGTGCAGATTACTGAGGATTTTTACGCGGAGGTTGTTAAGGTTCATGATGGTGATACCGTGACTTTGCGGGCTTCGTTCCGAGATTTTGATTTTCCTTTGCGTTTTTTGGGTGTTGATGCGCCTGAGATGAGTGAGGGCGGTGAGGTGGCTAGAGATTGGCTAAAAACAAAGGTTTTAGGAAAGGAAGTAAAAATCTTGATAGATTTAAAGAATCGTGTGGGGAAGTATGGTCGTCTGCTTGGAAGATTGTTTTATCTTGGTATGGACGTGGGAGAAGAAGAGTTGTATCTTGGTTTGGCGGCTCCGTTCGGAAAAATAAAGGAAGGAGGAATCGAGGACGCAAGTAAGGTGTTCTCGTTGAAAAGATGGCTTTAAATTTCGGTTTTGAGAGTAATCAACCTACTGTCCAAACGGCGGATTATAAGAGTGCTGGTAGTAATCAAAGCGAGGTTTTAGCAACTATTTATAAAAATAATAATTCTAATTACTGGGAAATTCACACAGTCACAACAGGCAAAACTTTATACATTAGCGGCATTACAGCAACATCAAGCACTACTTCTTTAATGGAGATTGCTACGGGTGCTGCAGCGTCAGAGGTCATGATTTGGAGTGCTTTCGGTACTGTCATAACTTTAGGGCTGAGCACCCCTATGAAATTCAGTTCAGGGACAAGATTGTCTGTTAGAAATACTGAGGGTACAGGGCCTAAAGTTTCAATTAGTATAATTGGGTGGGAAGAGTGAAGATTTTGAAGGTTAATTATATGCCTGGTGAGGCCAGGTTTGTTATTGAGGGTTTTCCTAATACTACTTTTGTTGTTGAATTGAAAACTAAGGTTAAGAAGAAGGATGTTATTGATTCGTTACTTTCTGAGATTGGTAAGATATATTTTGATAATTCCGAGCAGAAGTATACTGATTTCAAATTGAAGAGTTTGGAGGGTACTGATTTGTAATGGCTGAGACGGATATTGGTGAGGCGTTGGCGAGTAATTTGACTAATGTCATGACTGATTTTAGTGTTGACTCTGCGAGTACTGATGGTGCTGGTAGTCAGAAAGAAATTACTTATCAGAATACTGATTGGAGTCAGGATTATGGTTTTTATTTGACTATTCCTGAGTTTAAGACTGCGGTGGATGCTAAGGCTACTTGGACTGTAGGGGCTGGTTTTACGAGTGATGAGATCACGACTTTGTTATTGATGACGATTAAGGGCAATGGTAAGGATTCTTTCAATTCAATTCTGAAGAATATGATTAAGGTTAAGACGATTAGTAAGGATAGTTTTGCTGAGGTTATCAGGGATGATGATGGCGTCTTGGTTAATCTTAAGCCGTTGGATCCTGAAAGTATTGTTATTGTGCAGAATCGTCAGGGTAGGATTGTTCGTTATGAGCAGGTGAATAAGACGAAGTCGCCGAATAAGCGTTTCTTGCCGGAGCAAGTTTTTCATTTGAGTCATGAACGCGTGGCGGATGAGATTCATGGTACCCGAATTATTAACTCTTTGAAGTGGTTGATCTTGGCTCGTAATGAGGCGATGAATGATTGGAAGAGGGTGTTGCATCGTAATATTGATCCTTTGTGGATTTTTCATTTGGATACGGATGATACGAGTAAGATTGCGGCTTTTAAGACGAAGATGGATAATGCTCGGGCGAATGGCGAGTGTATGTATATTCCTAAGGGAGCGGTCGTTCCTGAATTAGTTACGACTGCTGCTAATGCTAGTTTGAATCCTCTCGCGTGGGTTAATCAATTGAATGATTATTTTTTCCAGGCGGTTATGGTTCCTCAAATTATTGTTGGTAATGCTAAGGAGTTCACGGATGCGAGTGGTAAGATTGTTTACTTGTCGTATGAGCAGAGTGTGAAGGCTGAGCAGTTGTATATTGAAGAGCAAGTACTAGGTCAATTAAATATTGAGATTCAGCTTACTTTTCCTGCGAGTTTGCAGAACGAGGCTATTAGTGACACGCCTGCTATGGAGTTGGAGGAGGAGCCTCAAGAGGAGGCGGTGCAGTCTAATGATACTACGGCGGAGTTGGAGGGTAAGAAATGATTGATATTCCTAAAGTTGATTTGCCGAAGTTTTTGGTTCAGAAGAGTGTTTCGAGTAAGGTTGTCATGGTTGGGATTGCTAGTTTGACTTTGTTGATGATTGTTGGTTTGTTGACGGGTCATGATGGCGTGTTGTTGTCGACGACGATTGGGATTATCGCGTTGGCTATCGGAGTGGTGATTCCTGCTCCTAGGATGAAGTAAAATGACGCATAGAAAATCAAGAAGTAAGAGTAATAGGATTACGGCTGTTGTTCGTAAGAAGAAGGGTGGTGGTTCCACAACTACTTACAAGAGGGATGGTAAAGCTTTTAGGGTTAAGTCTAGAGTTGTTAAGTCAAAGAGTAAGAGTAAGAGCAGGAGTCGAAGAAAGAAAACTCCTACCCCCAACATTAATACACCGAGCGGCCCTGCTTTTGCTCCTCCTCCTGTTCCTAAGGAACTTACTACGAATCCTTTTGCTGAGATGAAGCCTGTTCAAGGAAATGGGTTAGTCAACAAGCAAGTGGTTCCGGGTTCTACTCCTGAATCACAAGGATTTGTTAAAGGTACGGGGGGTTTGTACAGTCAGCCGAGTTCTTTATTAGACAAGGTTATTGGTACTGCAGGACAGCAATATAAGTTAGATGAAAAGTCTGGAGAGTTAATTCCTGTATTCGCGAGTACTCCCCCTGCTATTGGTAAGGCAGGTAAGGCTATCGCTGCAGGGATTAAAGCGGTTACTGGTAAGACGGCGGTTAAGGCAAGTAAGAAAATTGGTGTGATTAAGACTATTACAACTAAGAATTTAAAGACTGGTACAGTAAGAACTGTTCAAGTTAATACTGTTACTGAGGCATTGACAGAGACTTGGCTTAGTAAATTTATACGAGTTGGAAAGACCGTGGCTATTTCTGGGGCGTTGTTGGGTGCTATTGGTTCTTATCCTTTTTCGGGCTTTATTAAAGAAGAAGCTTTACAAACCCTCGGGTTTGGGGTTAACGCTGCGTATTGGAATGATGATATTGAAGGCGGTATAAAAGCAATGGATTTCCAAGAGGAAATATTAAACCCTACTTTGTGGGATAAGATTATTCAAGGTGTCCCATACGCGAATGTTGTAGCTACACTTAAAGATTTTTATGAAAGTGCCACTATTAAGCTGGAAATTGATAGAAAAGTTTTTGGTGATTTGAAAACTAAAATTGATAATGGGGAGAGTGATACTGATATGTATGCTCGTATTGCGCAGGAGAGGGTTGATGCGAAGGAGGCTGAGCGTGCTAGTGATGAGGAGTATTATCAGGGTATCGCGGATAGGAAGCGCGAAGCTAAGGCTGCTGAGAGGAAGGCTGATGAGGAGTATTGGGATAAGATTTTGAGGGATAAGCCAGAGGCGGATAGGAAGAAGAGAAAGTATGATGATGATTATTGGAGTGCTTATTATAAGTCTTTGGCGAAGTATAGGGATAATTCGAGGCCGAGTAATCTTAAGTTCGGCTTATTATGAAAGAAACGGAGGAGGATAGAAAATGGAGACTTTGAAGAGTGCAGCAGAGAAGTATGTACCACCAACGACAAAAAATATTACTGAACTCGCGAGGGTTCCGGTGGATATTGAGACTAAGGATGAGACCTTTACGAAGGAAGATGGTGAGGAGTTCACCATTAAAAAGATTAGTGTTGACAACGAAGATTATCGGGTGCCTGTGAGTGTGTTGAAGCAGTTGAAGGAGATTTTGAAGGAGATGCCTAACCTCAAGTTTTTTAAGGTGACGAGTTCGGGTAGTGGTATTAAGACGACTTATACCACGATTCCTTTGATAGATACGGAGTGAAAAAGATGGACGAAGATGTGGATGATGAAGTAGTTGAAGAGCCTCAGAAAGAACCTGAAAAAGTGAAGTCTAGTGGTGAGGATATGATTGCTATGGCTAATAAGGCTGCGGGTAGATTAGAGGAAGCTAATAAGAAAATGGAGACTTTGATTGAGCAACAAACTGCTTTGAGTGTTGAAAAAACTCTTGGTGGTAAGACTGAAGCGGGTTCTTCAGAACCTAAAGAAGAAACGCCTGAGGAATATGCTAAACGAGTCATGAAGGGTTCTGATGAAAAAGGATGATTTGGGTTTAAGGATTGGCACTAAGGATGAAGTCGTGTGGACTCAGGTTTTAAAGACTGCGGAGGCTGGTTTGATATCTCTTGAGAATGAGCTTTTGGTTCAGAAAGGTATGATTGAGCTTGCTAAAAGTAAAATAAAGGCTGAAAAACAAAAAGTTTAAATAGTAGTTGTCCTTAGAATAAGTTTATGGCTCTGGAAGCAACACTACTTATTGAAACAGAATTACCTATTCCTTTTACTTGTGCTGACGGTGCAGGTATAGAGAAAGGTGCTTTGCTTGTTCTCTCTGACCCTATGACTGTTGCTACAGCTACTGCTGCTGCTAATTTAATTATTGCAGGTATAGCGGCTGAAGAAAAGATTGCTAGTGATGGTAAAACTACGCTTGCTGTTTACCGACGTGGCATTTTTAAGATGACTGCTGGCGGTGGTATCACTGTTGGTGATCCTTTAGAAACTAGTGCGGGTGCGGTGAATGAAGTAATTAAGTCTACTCCTAGTGCGTCAGGTACACAGAATATTATTGGTGTTTCATTTGAAACCGCTGCTGATACAAATACTTTGATTGTAGAATTAAACCCTATAAGGGTGGATGACCCAGCGTAAAATGGCAGATAATAGCGGACAAGCGGATATTAGAGGTTTAGATATTGATAAGTTTGCGAAGGGTTTTGCTGACGAGGATAATGTCTTTAAGAAGTTTGTTACTGTTAGTAAAACTAAAGCTAGAGAAATAAGGTGGTATCAGAAGACGAGTGGTTTCTTAGATACGAGTACTACTACTGGTGTGAGTAAGAGTTGGATTAATCCTGTTGCTGAAAGAAGCAGACCTTTTGTTATTGAGCAGTCTTGGACTAGGATGACTAGTTATGTTAAGAAGTTTTTTGTTGAGAGTCCTACGATTAGTGCTGAGGATATTAAGGATACTGACATTGACATTCTTGGTGGTAACATCAGGGATATTGTGAGGGCGGTTGCTAGAAAGGTTGATCTAAGAATTTTTAGTGTTTTGAATGAAGCTGACGCGGCTACGCCTACCGTTCCGAATCCTGTTAATGTGAATACTGCTGCGGCTACTGGTACGGGTTGGGATGATGGCACAAACGGTAACCCGGTTAAGGACATTCTTGTTGGTAAAAAGAAGATAAGGCAGGCTGGTTATAATCCTGAAGGCGCTATTATGAGCATGAATAGTATTGAGCATGAGTTCTTGATTAACTGGTTGATCACTACAAAAGGTAGTTCGATACCTGGTTTTAGTAGTGAGAAAGTGAGGTCAGGCATAGTCATGGATTTGCTTGGTTGTAATATTGTTGTTACTGAGAATCAGACTACGGATTATGTTACTATGTGGGTTCCTATGAAGGCGGCTACTTGGAAGGCTTTCATGCCTATAACGAGTGTTATCATTAATGATCCTGGGATTGGGAAGAAGATTAGGTGCTGGGAAGAGGGCGAGTGTTTACTGACTGATCCTTTGAGTGTTCATGTTATCACTGATACTACGACGTAAAAATGACATTAGATAATTGTAAGCGGTTGCTGGCTCTTTATGAGAAGAATAAAGATAATAATAATTTGTCTGAGCAGGCGAGACTTAATGCTAAGAATGCTTATGCTGACATGAAAGTTAATCTTGATAAAAGGGGAGTGGCTATTCCTGTTGCTAAAAGTAAAGCGGGTAAAGCATGACCGTTAGTGAGGGTCCTGCGAGGTTTCAGGAAAAGGAGGTTAAGTCCAGGTATCCGGTCGTTGCTGGTTTGGTTCTTGGCACTACAAAGATTAGTGGTCGTAATCCGTATTTGGTTGCGGAATCGAAAAGTTTAATAAGTTCAAAAGATAAATCAGGTTTATGACTTCCAAAGAATCACGAATTGTTAAGAAATTGAAACAACAGAGTAGAGTGCCGGAGTTTAAGACTCCTATCGGTACTGACTTGTTCTTACCTAATCATTCTGGAGATCATTCTAGTGGCCGTGTGTTGACTACTCCGACTAGTGATTTGGAGATTGCTAATAAGGCTTATGTTGATAGTGTTAGTAGTGGCGCACCAGAGGGTACCGCTGTCAAGAGTACTGGTGAGGTTGGTGGTACTAAGTTTCTTCGTGAGGATGGTGATAATACTTGTAGTTGGCAGAGCCCGGCTGGTGGTGGTGATGTAACCGCTGCTTTAGCTTTGACTGATGCTACTTTGGTTCAGGGTGATGGCGGTGCTAAGGGTGTTAAGACGAGTGCTGTTACGGAAGCTGATGTTGTTGCTAACACGGCTAAGATTAGTTATACTGATGCTGCAGCGGTTACTGCGAATACTGCTAAGGTTACTAATGTCTCGACTGATTTGAGTTTGGGCACAAAGACTGCTACAACAATGGATGTTAATTCTAGTGATGGTACAAACGCTACATTAATTGAAGCTGATACTACGAATGCGGGTTTGTTGGGGAAGGCTAAATGGGATGAGATTGTTGTTAACACTACTCATGCCGCGAGTAATGGGAGCGGCCATGCAGATGTTGCTTCGAATACTACACATCGCAATGATAATACACAGGCGCACTCTGATTATTTAAAGAATGACGCGGTTGATGTCGGGGTTGGTTTGAGTTTATCTGGTGATAATGCTAGTGCGGATACGAAGTATGTTCCTAATGTGTTGTATAACACGGATGCTACTCCGCCGGTGGCGAGCACTGTTCCTATTGGCACAATTTATATTCAGTACACAGCATAAAACGACGAGGTGGAAACATGGTTTTAACGAAAGAAATAGAAGATTTATTGAGATTGGGAAATGCTAGGGATATTGCTCAGGCTAAGTTACGGAAGGCTAGGGAAGCGGTTGAGGTTCAGATTCAGCCTTTGATGTTAGCGGCTAAACAGGCGGAAGAAGCATTGAAGCTTGAGTTAGAGAAGTAAATTGGCTATTGTTCATGTTCAGCAGAACGATAATCAAGAGTCAGGTGCTAGTACTACGATTGTTCAGTCTGTTTCTCTTAATACTACGACAGGCAATAATATTATTGTAGGGTTTAGTAATTATGATACTGATTCTAATGCGAGTGTAATCACGAGTGTTACTGATACTGCTAGTAATACTTATGTTAAGGCTATCGGGGTTTATCGTAGTGGAACAACTGCTCATAGAGCAGAGGTTTGGTATGCTGAGAATATTACTGGTAATGCTTCTAATGTTGTGACGGGTAATTATACGGGTACGGTCAGTTATGGTCAAATTTTTGTAGCTGAGTTTTCGGGTGTCGCGACTTCTAGCAGTCTTGATGATACCTCTAGTACTGTAAATACAGGTGTTACATCTCACACGACGGGAAACATGACTACGACGATAAGCGGTGATGTAATATTTAGTGTTCTTCCTAGTACTGACTCTGAAGATTGGACTGTTGGTAC